TGTCTGACACACCAAGCCGGAACCATGGTCGTGCTGGCGACGTGATACCTGCCATCATGCCTGATGCCAGCGTACGCAACGCCAGTCTCGAATGATTGTTTTGCTGCTTCGTATCACGCCGATAACCTTTGTTCCGGTCAGACGTGAGGAACCGCCCACGGTGAGCCAGGTGATAATCACTCAGCTCACGCCACAGCGGGATAAACGATGACCGTTCTAGTCTGAGGTTCATCAGCCGCTTATTATACGACTTAATCGATGCCATTAGTCAGGCATCCGAGTCAATGTTACAACCTTACCACCAGCGCCGGGATCATAAACGGCCATGGTGTCGCCCGGCCTCAAAAACGTGTAATCAATCCCTTCCATTCGTGGTCGATCAGCAGCACTGGCTGTCGCTGTCGCATGAAGACCGGTAGCAAATCTCAACACGCCTGCACCTGCTGGTATATACACCTGATACCAACCGCCAATAACAGGAGCAAGGGTTTTAGCGGTGCCTCCTGCCAATGTCGTAACAGTAACAGATGCCCCAGAAGGTGGTTCACGAAACGCCTGAACAATGCCTTGATTTACGTCACTTCCGCTCATCATCAACCTCCTAGCATCGATTTACCTGCCGACTGTGAGTTCAACCCACGAGGCCCGGTAAGAATTGTCCCATTGCCGCGCCGCCCACGCCTGCGCCCTGCGCCACCAGACGAGAATGGTACGTTCGGGAGCTGTGCCGTTGGCGGTAGGGCTTTAGGTGGCGGAGGCACATCGCCACGGGATAACGGGTTGCCTTGCTTATTGATTGAACCGGTTAATCCGAAATTCAGTAACCTGTTTTTGCTAATCTGTCGCGGTTGAATCAGCCCACCCGTAAGAGTAGAAAATGCTGTTTTGTTAGCATTGCCGAGAGCATGTAACGGGTGTTGCAAAAAACTTGTGCCGATATGAGCAATCTTTTTCGGTTCATAAAACTTAGCCATTTGCCAACTCCCAGTAAATCAGGGCATCATCTTCACTCACACGCTTGTAACCTGCGTGCTGGTTGAACCTGATGCCCTGATTATTTGTTTTGAGTGTGCTGGCGTGAATCCACTTGTAGCCCTGAACACGCAGCGAATGAAGGAATTCACGGAAGGCTGCATAAATGCGACGGGCAATGAACATATAAGCTCGTGAATTAACAACCCAACCCGAAACACTGGCGATGTCGTCAGTAAGAGCTTGCCACGCTAGAATAACCATTGTGTCGTTGTTATAACGGATTGACGACCAGTTCAAATATTTCAGGAGTTTTCGTTCGGAAGGGTCAGATGTGGTGCACATCACCGCGTTAGGCGTGATATATTCCCAAGGATCGTCAAGATCAACAATGACGCACGGCATGGCAAACCCCAAACTGGATTATCCGTGTGCGACAATGTTACCCGTGTGCAGTCAGGGTGGCCAAACCCTGACTCATCCGCACATGGACGCGGCATCGTAACATCAGCGTTACAGTGCGTCCAGTGCGTCCAGTGGGTTGTAGTCGGCGTCTTTCTGCCTGAGTGCTGTCGCTTTGTCAAGCTCTCCTCTTTCATTGTACCGGGGTGGCACAGGATAAGCGAACGTCACGGCCAATGCAGAGACCCACGGTGACGTTGTGTCGATGACCAAGCGATCCTTGTTATCATGGTGGTACACCACACCGCACAACTCCTGCTCAAGTTGTGGTGATTGCGTCACTGAGCCGTGGCCAATGATCCACAGTCTCAGCTTCTGGTGCGCTTCAGCAAGCCGGTCAGCATACTTCAGCTCTTCGTCAGGCTTACCCTGGAGCTGCACGTTCATCACGTTGTAACCGAGGTACACCAGCCGATCAGTGATGGTGCCGGCGATGCCCGGCTCACTGATGAAGGTCACATCAGGTCGATGCTCGTCGATCTTCTGAGCGACAAGGCGGATCACTGTTTCAGGGTTGCTGCTCTTCGCCCAACCGATCTTGTAAACAGTTTCACTGGTTGCATCTTTGCCACGTCTGAACTGAATATAGCTGGATTCACTGGCAGTCTTGGCAATATACACGCCACAAACCAGCGCATCGTTGCCCAGGTACTGCCCTGAGCCATCTGCTACCGACTCACGCACTATGTCAGAATCTAGGAATAACATGTCGGAACCCTGAAGCATATCTGCAATTGCATCCATTGTTGGGTCAATTTGGTCATCATGCTTACCTCGCGGGAACGTGCTGAACTCATGCACGTAATCTTCGATCCATTCTTTGCCTTCCGGAATCGCCACACAACCTGATTCAATCCACGGTGCAGCGTCAGCAGCTCGCATCAGCTTGTCAGTGTTGCGTTGCACAGCCACCACCGGGATTTCACCCCTGAGCTGCTGAATCAGTCCAGTACCTGAAGCCTTGTCCTCAATGTCCATTGAGCGGAGCGCACCGATACCGGGAACACGACTGCGCCGCTTCCAGAATGCTCTAGCCTGTGTCAGCAGTTCTGGTGATTCCCACTTGCCGCGAACCTGCTCAAGCAACACAATACCTGTCTTGGTGCGACCCCAATCCTGAAGCACGCTGTAGTCGTTCTCTTCCTTCGTCTTCAATGCAGTATCAGCGTAAATCTTGTGGTACAGAATGTCAGGCAACTTGTCGTAGTACACCCACCATGAATCCTTAAATTGGCCGCCGCCAACTGGTGACGGTCGTTGCATATACTGGCCGGCGAAAGTGTATGGGTCAGCCCTGCGCATCTGCTCCAGGCGATCCAGATCGAGCTTCTCAGGCCACAATGCGGTGCCGTCGTCATTGATTGCAGGCATGCACAAGTGCTCCCACTCATCACCTGAACCACCGCCAAGCAGGAAGCCGGACATATCGTCTTCATGCAATCGCTGCATAATCACCACAATGGGTGTTTCAGGTGCGTTGGTTCTGGATGCAATGGTGTTGTTGAACCGGTTGTTGATTCGTGCCATCACAGTCTCACTGAAGGCGTCGTCTGGCTTCAGCGGGTCATCTATCACGATCAACCCTTGGAACCCGTCAGCGGGTGACATGGAGCCGCTGTACACACGTTCAAGCGCACCGGCACCGAACCCAGTAATCGCTCCGCCTGAAGCGACAGCATAAAGGCCGCCACCTCTGTCAGTGTACCATTTCTTTTTGCTGTCTGAATCAGTGCGTAACTTGCACGGGAACAACCGCTGGAAGTCTTCACTCTTCACAATGTCGCGCACTGCCGCACTGTTATCCAGTGCCAGATCATCAGAGTATGAGATGTGAATGTTTTTAGCAGCTGCGTTGTTGGCCATGACCCACGCCAACAGCATGTGAACCGCTACCAATGTTTTGCCGTAGCGAGGAGGAATGTTAATGACGAGCCTGGAGCAGTGCCCACTCACAACTCGAATCAGTGCGTTGATGATTTGATCATGATGTCTGGTCAAGATGAACTTCTTACCGGTCGTATGTTTGAAGAAGTAGCGAATGAAGAACTTGAAGTCAGCCAACAGCACCGGCTTCAGTGCTTCGTCAACAGTACCCTGGGTGATGTCAGATGGTTTTATCGAACGCGTCAATGATGGCCTGACTCAGTTTGGGATCGACAGCAGCCTTCGGACTCATGCTGCCGTCAGACGAGGTGTTATCCACACCAATCTTGTCAGCATACCGCGCGTTGTTCTTCAGCCAGAATATAGCACCCGCGCCGCCGCCGGAAAGTAGATTTTCTTCAACAGAATCAACGACTACCTGCCGTGCTTTTGTTATAATGTCAGAAAATTGATCCTTTTTACTGTACTCCAGCAGCCCCTGACGCGACAAATCCAATGCGATAGCGAGACCCTGAATAGTCAACGGTCGCTTCGATTCAAGGCGTTCAGCGAAGTATATATCGAGCTTCGCCTGCACCTGTTCGACGCTGGTATATTTGGGTGGTCTGCCTGCATGTTTCATGAACCGCATTATCACCGGGATGATTCAAGAATGTCAAGCACACATTTCTAGCGACAATCAACATTTTCCTCGACACCATGACAGATGCCAACCTCACCTACTACTATACGATTTTACACATACCCTATTTTATCTTATTTATATATTTATATACTTTATCCTCTTTATACTCTTTTATTATTTTATCTGTCATTTAAGAAAAAAGAGAGTATAAGTATAAGGAAACAAAGGGAAAAATGAATGACAGATGTATCTGTCATCATCCGACACGCATCCGTCATCCCTACTGCAAATAATACTACTAATCAGATTAGTAGTATTATAATACACCCAATTAAATCATGTATAGATGGATGACGGATCGCCTATCTGACAACGAATAATACTACCAATTTAATTGGTATGAAAATAAGTGCTTTACTTCTGTAATACAAATCATTATAGTTCGCTTTGTAACATCACAAACAAGGAGGCACAACATGGAAGAATCAATCTTAACAAGGAACCAAAAGAAAACCTTCACCGTCAACGAGGTTATCCTAGACGGCCACAATGTGGACATCGTGGCAGAAGTTCGTCACGACGACGAGTGTGGTAACGGGCACAACACTTTCACAATCACCGGTACTG